TTATAATGATTACTTGGCTCGGGTAGAAACAAGCAATAGTATTGCTTGGACAGGAGCCTTAGCATTCGGCGAATGGCATAATAGTCCAGATATAACGACTGTGATTCAGGAGCTGGTAGACACATATGATTATAGTAGCGGAGCGGCTATTCAAATATTACATAAAGACACTCTTGGTTCTGACTCCACAGAGGATTATCAGGGATATAGAAACTATGACCATAATACTGACGAAGCTCCCAAGCTCCACATTGAATATACGGCAGGGGTAGAAGGCTGGACTACCATCGCTAAGTTCAATGGAGTAGGACAGGCAGATATATTAAAGATAAACGGAGTAGCAAAGGCTGATATAGCCAAGATAATGGGAGTAGCAGTCTAAGGAGAATCATGCCGTTTCCATACAATTTTACTTTTAGTTTTGAGGAATATGCCCGCAAGCTACATCTACTTATGGGCGGATTTAAGAAGGCTCTCAATTTGAGGGGTGGGGGATTCAAGGAATATCTAGACCTTACCGAAGGTGGGATTAGAAAACCACTCGATTTGAGTGAAGGGGGTTTTAGACGTGGCTGATAATTTTGAACGAGGCGAAACGGTAACTTGCTGGCGTTATGTTAAAGATGAAGATGGCAATTATCACGACCCCGGAACTTCATACACGATTACAATAACGGATATAACTGGGACAATAGCAGTTGATAGCGAAGACACATCGATTGAAGAAAAGGATATGGTTCAAGAAAACAGCGATGCAGGCAAATATTATTATGATTTCACCTCTGCGGATGATGCTACACTTGGGCGATATGATGTTCTCTTTGTAGCTGTTGACAATGGGAGGACAATAAAACAAAGGGCTAGTTTTGATATTGTTCTATAGGGAGAAGGTATGGCAAATTACTGTAGCTTAGATGAGATTAAAGACGAACTCGATATAGAAGGTGATGAAAAAGATAACATCCTGGTAAGGTTGCTGGTTGGAGTTAAGGAATTCATTGACGACCTTTGCAAGCGGAAGTTTGATACTGTAAATGAGACCCGTTATTTTGATGGTGCTAGTTCATTACTGTTCATTGATGACCTGGTTAGTATTGCAGGAACCAGTGATGGTATTTTCCTTGATGGAGATGGCGATGGTACATTTGATACTACCGCTATGACCGTGAATGAGGATTATATTCTCTATCCCCTTAACAAGACCCCTAAGACATTGGCTAAACTAGCCCCCAATTCGGACTATGGTGGTTTCGCAGGTGGCGTGAAAAGGGGTGTTAAGATAGTTGCAATGTGGGGCTATTCTTCTGCTGTACCCGAACCCATTAAAAGGGCTTCGGTTATACAAGTCTGTCGATGGTACAAAAGAAAAGACTCGGCCTTTGGAACTGTTGTCGGCTCACCTGAAGTAGGGGAGATTACAATTTATCAGGGGCTAGATGCAGATATAAAGTTGATTCTTAAAGAGGGTCGTTATATTAGGAAGAATTTATGAGCTTCTCAATGAAGGTTATTGGAGCTCAGGAAATCACCGCAGCACTAGACAAGGGGGCAAAGAAACCCGTAGAAAACAACTTGCCCAAACTAGCCCTGAAGATTGAACGCAACGTCAAACAGGCTACAGTAGTTGATACGGGGAGATTAAGGGCATCAGTTGGTGGTGGTTCATATCGGGGTGGTTCTTATCCCACGGGTTACGGGATTGAAAAGGGGGCGGACTTCGTCAGAGTTGGCACTAATGTTGAGTATGCGGAGTTTATAGAATATGGAACCTACAAGATGCCTGCTCGCCATATGGAGGGTGGACACAAAGCGTTGGGTAAGGGTATGTTTGAATACACTGTTGAGCAGATGGCTCCCGACCTGAAGGACTTTGAGGTCAATATCGTTAAGGAAATTGAGGGGAGATTCAAATGAGCTTGAAAACTGTAGGGGCTGGACTGGCGGTTATCCTGGAAAATATATCAAAGTTGAGGGTTTATGCACCGGCTGAACTACCAGATAGTCTAAATGAGTTTCCCTGTGCCCTGATATTGCACGTTGGGACTACTCCTAACGTAGCAATGGGAAGTGGGGGTGCTACACAAGAACACCGCTTCAGGGTAAAGCTGGCAGTTACCAGGCAAGACTTACCCTCTGCGATGAGTAGTTTATTAGACTATTTAGACGATACGGGAGATTCCTCGGTTAGAGCCAAGATAAACGCTGACCCGACTCTTAATTCATCTTGTGATACTGCTTGGGTCGAAAGTAATACGGGACAGGGTGGGTTTTTCTGGGGTGGACAGATGTATCTTGGAACTGAGTTTGAAATAGTGGCAATAGAATAAAGGAGGAATTAACATGGGGGATTATACAGAACTAACAATATTGGCGGCAGATAAGGCTGGGGATCAATTAAATGCCGATGCAAGCCCCTTAATGGTTGGGGCAGATGCTCAAGATACAGACGGTTTCGACTTTCCCAATGACGGGAATGTTGTCATATTGGTTATTGATGCAATTGCAGCTGGGGCTGGGGATACCCTTACCTTTGAAGCGGTTAATGACCCATATGGTAGACCCGAAGAAACATTAGCCCGAACAATCACGGCAGCAAAGGCATATATTTATGGCCCCTTTCTTCCGCTAATCTGGAATCAAAGCGATGGTACGGTGAGATGCAAATTTGAGACAGCCAATGCCAAGACAACAATTATAGCAATTAGAGTAGCTAATCCAACTTAAAAGGAGGTAAATTAAATGGGACTAAAAGTAGGAAGCAACTGTTATCTGTACTTGAATTCAAAGGACATATCAACCTACATTACGGGTTGTACAATAGACCTGAAGGGTAAGACCTTAGTAGATGTTACTTCAATGGGGGCTAGTCATAAGGCATGGGCATCTGATGAAATAGGAGACCTTTCCTTTACTATTGATTTCTTATTCGACGATACCACGACATCAGGCCCATGGATAGTGCTTGAAACTATGTGGGACAAAAGCACGACAACCACTTTTGACTTGCGGCCCAATGGTACTGGGACATATCCAGTTTTCTCAGGTAGCTGTTATATAGAAAATGTCCCAATAGCCGTAGCAATAGGCGATATGATTCGCATGAGTGGTGTTGTCTTCAAGAACACCGGGACTCCTACAGTAACACCTGAAGCATAAGAAAGGAATCTATGAAAATTCCAATTAAAACCAAACGAATAGAATTGGATGGCGATTATGAAGGGGGATGGGTAGACATTCGCACCAACCCCCCTGCAGGTGAGTTGCTTGATAGTATCAATGCAATTCAGGAAGCCAACCAGGAAAATGTGGGTGAGCTTTTACCTCCTGTCTATGGCGTATTGGAAATGACAATTCAGGCATGGAACTTCACTGACACTAAGGACAAAGATTTACCGTGTAATAGTGGAGGGCTAAAGTCACTTCCCATTGATTTGTTAGTTCTACTCACCACCAAGATTCAGGAGGCAATGGTAGGGCTCCCTTTAGCGAACAGCACCTGATAGCCAACTGTGTGCTATCTGGTGGGGAAAATCCGCCGCCATTATATCTCAAGGCTGAACTATGTCGGATGTTTCACTGTCTCCCATCCGAACTTGAAAAGGAATCAGCCGAGATAATAAAGATGGCCTCCATGCTTTCTATTGCCGACCAATTCAGAACGGAAGAAGCGAGGAAACCGCAGGGTTTACATTAAGCGAACAGGTTAAACACCTTAATTCACATCCTAGTAAGTCTCAAAGGGATGCTACGAGGAGTCCAATGGCAACAAAGGGTAAAATCCAGATAGAAATTAAAGCTAAAGATGATGCATCTGGACAAATGACTAAAATCGGCAAGAACGCAGATGCTCTAGGTAAAAAGTTCAAGACTATGGGCAAGGTAATGGTGGCAGCGGGGGTAGCTATAGCAGGTGCCTTAGCTGCCTCTGTAGTTGCTTATGCCAAGGCTGGTGATGAAGTTGCTAAGATGGCAAAGCGAACAGGGCTTGCTGTTGAGATGTTATCTGAATTGCGTCATGTGGCTGGGCTCACTGGCACAGATTTATCCTCAGTTGAAAAAGCCACCAAGAGAATGTCAAAGACTATTGTTGATGCCTCCGAGGGTATGGCTACTTACATTAGGGCCTTTGACCGCATAGGTCTTTCGGCAGAAATGTTAATGAAGTTATCCCCTGAAGACCAATTCTGGGCAATTGCTAAAGCTATTGGTACTTTAGAGGATGCCACTTTAAGAGCGGCTACCGCTCAGGATATTTTCGGGAGGGCAGGAACACAGCTTCTGCCAATGATGGCTGAGAGTGCAGGGTCTCTTGATGCAATGAGGCAAGAGGCACACGACCTCGGTGTGGTTTTTGATGAAGAAGCAGCTATAGCAGCGGAGAAATTCACTGATGCACTCTTGGTATTAAAGACATCCATGACTGGGGTTATGTTCACAATAGCCGAAGAATTGATGCCTGAAATAACCAAATTCATTGATTGGGTTACTAAGGCTGTTAAGGCAGTAAATGCATGGGTTGATGTTAACCCCAAACTGGTTACTGCTTTGAAAATACTCGTCCCCGTCTTGATAGGTGGTGGCGGGTTGCTCCTTGCCTTCGGCCAAATTAGTAAAGCTATAATCGCAATAAATACAGCCCTAATCGTGATGCACGGCTTGATGGGACCTGCTGGCTGGGCAAAGTTAGCAGCAGGGCTTGTTATAGCTGGAGGTACAATCTATGGGATGCAACAGCTAATGAAAACCCCCGAAATCCCATCAATGCAAAAGGGTGGGACTGTCCCTGGCCCGATAGGAGCACCAATCCCTATTGTTGCACATGGGGGAGAACAATATGCTGGGGTAGGAAAATCCTTTGGTAGCACCAATATTTATATAGGCAACTTCATGGGTGACGAAAGTTCCCTAAGAGCATTTAGTAGAAAGGTCAAGGAAATTATAGGGCAGGATACCCGCAGGACATCGTTCTCTGGCATCAACAGATTAGAATACTTCCCTGGGAGTAGCGCGACATGAGCATCACTTATGAAGTAAATGTTGATTGGAATGCTACTAATTGGCTTTCGACCCCTGATTTCTCTCAGGATATAGATGACATCACTGGTTATGTTAAAACCATTTATACTGATAGGGGCAAGAAAGTAGAGTTGGGTAATATCCCTGCTGGGACTTTGGATGTAACGCTTAATAATGCAGATAAACGATTTTCTCCAACATATGCCTCCAGTCCAATAGTGGTAGCAGGAGAAATAAGACCTTGGTTGCCAGTGCAGGTCTGGGCTATCGTTACGGGGGGTTCTCCGATATCCTTCTTTGCTGGCTTCATTTCAAAGATTTCAGTTAATCCGCACAAGAGTGTTCAAGAAGCCTATCTATATTGCACTGATGGCATGGACTTACTGGCCAGAAACATGGTGGCAGTCAATAAAAGCGACAGGTCAATGGTATCTGATGGTGAAGCCATAGGAAACATACTGGATGGTGCTGGTTGGCCTTCAGCTAAAAGAAGTATAGATGTTGATGGTGGTAAAATAGTAAATTATCCAACAACGGCGGAGTATTAAATGACCACAATAACTTATCCGGCTACTCAGATAACCCCCACTTCTGCACGGTTAAACGGTTGGACAGATCACCCCAGTGGTGGGGTATATTTTTTCTATAGTGAAGTTTATGCAGATGTGGTAAACGAGACGGCAGACTTTACGGCGGGTGGCCTTGCAGCGGGGAAAGCTTTTAGTGAGATTGTCTCCCTGTTTTCTGAATCGACTTATTATTTCAAGGCTGCTTATGACCCACCTTTTTAGGAGGAAACATGGCTGAACGTGGTGACATTTTAAGTTTTCGGACACCAGCTTCGCTTAGTGGAGATCAAGACCAGTCTGTAGTTGCTTCGAAGGTTACGCTAGAAGCTATCAGGAATCTCGAACTTGTCTATGGTGGTAGAGCCTATATAGACAAATCTGGCAATTTTGTTTACGAATCGAGGTATCACAGGAATGTCTGATTTTACAGTAGATGATACAATGGTTGACCTCCGCTATGAGTTGGATGATAGGGAAATCTACAATGATGTCCGTAGTGAGATAGGGATATTAACTACCGAAACTATGGTAGATGCGGATGCAACCTATAGCTGGAAAGTCTATGCTCGCAGAATGGAGATTCCAGCAACCTCTCAGCCTTACACAAGAATGTTCTCAACCAATCTGTCAAATCCCATCTCCTGGAAAATTGGTGACCGCGATGCCAAAGATGAAGATGGCAAATCTTATTATGACTATGATATAAAATTGCTCTCCACTGACGATAGTAGGGTAAGAGCAGTGGAGATAACCAATACCGGCAGCTTCACCATGCACATCTACTTTGAGGTTAAGGTCAAGTATAAAACCTCAGATACGATTACTCATGAGGAGTCAGTTGCCAGCACACTGTCTGTTAGGGATACCAGTTCATCCTCAATTACCAAATATGGCAGACGGGTAATGAACCTAACTTGGACAGAGGGCACATCCGAGAGGGACATGCAATCTCTGGTAGAGCATTATATAACCCGATATGCAGAGCCAGTAGCCAGATTGATTTGCGTCATAAAGGGATCCTCTGATGCTTTAAGAACACAGATAATCACGAGGGAAATATCCGACCTGCTAACAGTAAACTGTACTGAACTTGGACTTAGTGCCGATTGTTTTATAAATTCTATTTCAATTAGCGATGACCCCGCAGGGATACCATCTTGTACCTGGGAACTGGAAATTCAAAGGACGTACGAACTCTTAACATTATTCAAATTGGGCATTAGCAAATTGGGGGGTGCCCATGTTTTGGGACATTAGAGGAGGAAAATAATGGCTTGGACATCAGTTAAAACCTTTGCAGATGAAGCGGTACTTCCCCACACAGACTTGAACACTTACCTTTCGGATAATACCGATTTCCTTAAAGAAAATATCGCCTTGGAAGCTCCAGTGGAATTGACACTGGACACTGACGGTGCAGTTACTAAAACTAAGTC